GCAATTACGTAAAACAGGTAAGTCAGATGCAGCACAAAAACTTATAGAAAACATGCTTTAATTTACAAAGGAAACCATAATCATGGCAGCATCAGCAACCAATAGCTACACCGGTAAAGGTATAGCGGAATCATTTGAAGATATCATTTTTGATATTTCTCCAGAAGATACACCATTGTTATCAATGGCAAAAAGAATGTCAGCAGGTCAAACATACCATCAATGGCAAACAGACGCATTAGCAGCAGCAGCTACTAACGCAGCAGTTGAAGGTGATGACGCATCATTCGCAACATTAGCAGCAACAACTGTGTTAGGTAACTACACACAAATCTCACGTAAAACAGTTCAAATTTCTAACACTTATGACGTAGTACGTAAATATGGTCGTAAGTCTGAAGTTGCTTACCAACTTATGAAAGCTGGTAAAGAAATGAAACGTGACATGGAATATGCTATTGTACGTAACCAAGCATCTTCAGCAGGCGGTGCAGCAACAGCTCGTACTTCAGCTGGTATTGAGTCTTGGATTACTAACTACAAATTAGCAACAGGCACAACAGCAGGTACAACACCTGGTTTCTCAAACGGTACAGTTGCAGCTCCTACAGATGGTACACAAGCAACATTCGTTGAAGCAGATTTAAAATCAGCTTTACAATTAGCTTGGACAGACGGTGGTGAGCCAACAACAATTCTTATGTCAGCAACTAACAAAGCACGTTTCTCTGCTTTCTCTGGTATTGCTACTAAGTACAACCAAGTAAACGGTACAAATGCTGCAATCATTACAGCAAATGCAGACGTTTATGTTTCAGACTTTGGTAATCACTCTGTGAAACTTGACCGTTTCATGCGTGACCAAGCTGTTCTTGCTATTGACCCTAACTATGTTGGTTTAGCTTCACTACGTCCATTAAGCAAAGAAGAACTTGCTAAGACTGGTGACTCAACAAAATGGTTACTCACAGCAGAATACGCATTAGTGGTTCAAAACCCAGATGCACATGCTAAAGTAGTAAACGTAGGTCTATAGTTGTGTTATAATAGGGGGAGTTAATTCTCCCCTTATTATTTATATGATACTGTCAACATTTTATAATGAAAACAAAACTGCTAATGTATGCAAGATAGCAGGACAATATGAAGTTATGCTTTATATTGATAAACAATTTTTAAAGTCTCAAGTAGTTTGGAATGAACAAGACGGTGAAGATTTTGCTGAAGATTGGGTATTAAATGCCAATATTATTTGACCACGATAGCGTAACAGGTGTAACTCAATATTTTGATTACGACCCAGCTAAAGATATGTACCATCTAACTAGCACTCAAGATGTGAGTGGAATGTTAGACCAAATTAAACAAAGAAGAGATAACCCAGATGTATGGGCTAAAGGTGTTAAAGAGTCATGGGCGCACTTTGCTACTATACCACCTGTAGTTGAAATGCAACTAAAGCAAAAGGGTATAGATATGTATAACCCAGACCATACTAAAGCACTTGTAAAAGAAATAAACGAAAACTATCCATATTTAAAGCTTACTACTAAACGTGGCTAGAATTATATTATTATGTTTTATGCTAACAGGATGTGCAAATTTTGCAGCATCTGTAGGTGGAACATTTGTAGGTAACATTGCTTCAGATAGAGTTCTAAAAGAAATGGAAAAGAATAAGAAGTAATGGATAAAGACGAATTAAAAAGAGTACAGTTAGCAATACATGACCTCATACAAAAAGAAGAGTATGAGACAGCATTACCTATTATTAACGAAGTACTTATGGTATATCCAAATGATGCAGCAACAATTCATTTCCTAGGATATATTTGGTTAATGGGTGATAAACCTGCATTTGCATATCAATTCTTTAGAAGAGCATTGCAAGAAAACCCAGGCAATAAAGCATTATGGACTTCACTAGGTCGTGCATGTCATGAACTAGATATGTTTGAAGAAGCTATTAGATATTTCATGAAGTCTGCTGAACTAGACCCTAATTATGCACTAGCTTATGCTAACGCTTCAGCATCATTAGTTCAAATGTCTAAATGGGAAGATGCAGAAAAGTCAGCAAAAATGGCTTTAGAGTGCAATCCTAATGAATTACACGCACAATTAAACTTAGCTCATGCTTATTTAGCTAAAGGTGATTGGGATAAAGGCTGGAAAGAATGGGATAAGTCACTAGGTGGCAAGTTCCGTAAAGAATTAGTTTATAAAGAAGAACCAAGATGGGACGGTTCTAAAGATAAAAGCATAGTCATTTATGGTGAACAAGGTTTAGGTGATGAGATATTCTACGCATCATGTATACCAGACGCTATCAACATTAGTAAAAAAGTCTATATAGATTGTGACGAAAGATTAGAAACATTGTTTAAACGTAGTTTCCCTAATGCAGAAGTACATGGAACACGTAAAGCAGATGAGGTAAATTGGATTGATGACGCTACTATTGATGCAAGATGTGCAATTGGTGGATTACCTCAGTTTTTCAGACCAACAAATAAATCTTTTCCTGGGACTCCTTTTCTAGTACCTGATAAAGATAAGGTTGAAATGTGGAAATCCATGTTTAAACCATGGGATAAAACTGTAATTGGCATCACAACTAAAGGTGGTACGTTTAGAACTAACTCTAAAGGTCGTCAACTTACAGAAGAAGACTTACAACCACTACTTAAACGCAAAGATATACAGTTAGTTAGCTTAGATTATAGCGTAGAACGCAAAATTGAAGGTATTAAGTACTTTGAATTAGCGTCAGACGCAAAAGATTATGACGATACAGCAGCTTTTATAGCAGCTTGTGACATGGTTTTAGGTGTAAACACTACAGCATTGCATTGTAGTGCTGCTATGGGCATTAAAACATGGTGCTTAGTACCTAAATATCACCAATGGCGTTATGCTCAACCAAGTATGCCATGGTATCGTCACATGAGACTCATTTATCAAGACGATAGAACATGGAAAGAAGTCATTGAGCAACTTAATATCTGACGCATATAGAGAAATGCAGTCAAAACTGCATGAAGACATTAATTATGGTGTCGCAAGTGTAGGATATGCACCACTTGTAGACTTAATCATCAAAGAAAACAAGATAAGATACTTATTAGACTACGGTGCAGGTAAATGTAGACTAAAAGATGCTCTTACAGTAGATGTAAAATACACTCCGTATGAACCAAGTAATGAATTATGGTCATCTACACCTGAACCAACAGAGTTCGTGGCTTGTATTGACGTTTTAGAGCATATAGAGCCTGAATTACTAGACAATGTTCTAAATGACTTGCAAAGAGTCACTATGAAATTTGGACTATTTACGATACATACAGGTCCAGCAGCTAAAACTTTACCAGATGGTCGTAATGCACATCTAATTCAAGAACCACTATCATGGTGGGAAGATAAAATTAAATTAAGGTTTAAAATAATTAGGCAAGTAGGTATGACTAACGGTTGTATCTTCTTTGTTAAAAAAGGATAACTATGGCATTAGCAGAAATATACTATGCTTATGAACATACTAAAATAGGTTCTAATATACCTTTTTACGTTGGTAAAGGTAAATTAAAAAGAGCTTATTCTATATTTGGTAGAAACAAATATTGGAAAAGAATAGTAGATAAATACAAAGGTTTTGAAGTTAAATTTCTTGTAAAAAATGTTACAGAAGAACTTGCATTTTTAGTAGAAGAAGAACGTATAGACCAGTTAAAAAAATTAAATATTAAATTATGCAATATGACTAATGGTGGAGAAGGTCCATCAGGTCATAAAGCATCTAAAGAAACATTATTAAAATTATCTAAATTCCAAAAGGGCAAAAAGAAAAGTCAAGAATGGAAAGACAAAATATCATTGTCTAATAAAGGCAAAGTAAGAACTTTAGAAATGAATAAAACAATGAGTGACTTAAAGAAAAAGTCAGTCATTTGTATAGATACAAACCAAATTTTTCCAAGCGCAATAGAAGCAGGAAAATATTTTAATATTCACCCTACTTGCATTACAAGAGTTTGTCGTGGTTTAAGAGAAACAACAAAAAAACTCAAATGGAAATATATAAATAATAAGGATAAAAAATGAGTTTTGCAAATTATACTAGTTTTGTAACGGTAGTAAATAACTATCTAGCAAGGTCAGACTTAAGCGCACAAGTGCCTGACTTCATTCAGTTAGCACAAACACGTATGTCACGTGATTTAAGAACTGAAAAGATGCTTAAAGTAGCTATTGCAAACTCTACAGGTGGTGATGGCACTATCTCATTACCTAGCGATATGCTAGAAGTTAGAGAAATACACATACAAGGTAATCCAGTAATTAGACTAGAGTATCAGTCACCTGACTTATTCTTTAAGAATGGTCAAACAACTCTATCTGGTATGCCATATTACTTTACAATGCTAGGTTCAGAGTTTCAATTTGCACCAATATTTGACTCTACAATGACTGTTCAAATTTTATATTATGCACAGCCAACATTTATATCTAGTACAACAGCTAGTAACTTGTTTCTAGCAAACTACCCAGACGCTTTATTATACGCAACTCTAGCAGAGGCAGAACCGTATTTATACAATGACGCAAGAATAGCGACATGGTCTGCTTTATATGACAGAGCAATTGCAAACATTAAGACAAGCGACTTGGGTCAAACATATCCATATACTTCACTAAGCGTAACACCACGATAAAGGAAAAACTATGTCAGAATTTAGTAATTACTTAGAAAATGCACTTATCAATGCAGTTTTAAGAAACACAACTTACACATCACCAGCAACAGTTTATGTCTCATTATGGACAACTGACCCTACAGATGCAGGTTCAGGTAACGAAGTATCAGGCGGTTCATACGCTAGAACTTCAGTCACATTTGGCGCACCTTCTAACGGTGTAACATCTAATAATGCAGACGTATCGTTCCCACAAGCAACAGCTTCATGGGGTACTGTAGGTTGGATTGGTTTAAATGATGCTTCAACATCTGGTAACCTATTATTCCATACTCCATTAGATACAAGCAAAACAATTGACTCTGGCGATATTTTCAAAATAGCTTCAGGTTCATTAACAGTTACATTATCTTAAGGATAAGTCATGGCTCTAGTCGTTAAAGACAGGGTACGAGAAAATAGTACCACTACAGGTACAGGCACGTTCACACTATCAGGTGCAGTAACAGGCTTCCAAACATTTTCTACTGCTATTGGTAACGGTAATACAACATATTACTGTATTGTCAATCAAGGTGAATGGGAAGTTGGTCTAGGAACTGTAGGTGCAGGTACATTATCACGTGATACTGTTTTATCATCATCTACAGGTTCTAAAGTATCATTTACTTCAGGCTCTAAAGATGTATTTTGTACATATCCTTCTGTTAAATCAGTATACAGAAATGGGTCTGACGTAGCTGTATTGTCATCTACAGACATTACTACAGGTTTAGGTTATACACCATTAGCACCTAGTAACAATTTGTCAGATGTATCATCTACATCTACTGCTAGAACAAATCTTGGTGTAACAGCTACAGGTTCAGATACTACATATAACTATCGTGCTAACAATTTATCTGACGTAGCTAATACTGCTACTGCTCGTAATAACATTTTACCTTCACAAACAAGTGCTAGTGGTAAATTCTTAACATCTGACGGTACAAATGCTTCATGGGGAACACCTAGTTCTACAGCAAGTGCAGGTGGTGTTATTTGGGAAAATGGTACAACAATTAGCTCAAACTATACATTATCATCTGGTACTAATGGTCTTTCAGTAGGTGCAATTACTATCGCTAGTGGTGTAGCAGTTACAGTTCCTAGTGGAAAAAGATGGGTGGTTCTATAATGTCAAAGAATAAAATATCGCAATACTCAAGTTCAGCAGCAGGTAATACTGACATTGGTGGTATTAATATTGCAGAAGGAATGTTACCTTCAGACGTTAATAATGCTATTCGTGAGCTTATGGCTCAACTTAAACACCAACAAGCAGGTACAGACGGTGATAACTTTACTGTAGGTAATAACCTATATATAGATGGAACAGGTTATTTAAGATTAGCCACAGGTACAACAGCACAAAGACCAACACCTGAAGTAGGCATGGTTCGTTATAATACAACCACTTCTGCATACGAAGGATATGATGGTTCAGGATGGTCTCCTTTAGGTGGAGGTGCAACAGGCGCAGGTGGAGATACAGTATTTAACTTAAACTCACCAACAGTCACAACAAGTTATTCTTTACCAACAGGCAAAAATGCAATGTCTGTAGGTGCAATTACAATCAATAGCGGTGTAACAGTTACAGTTCCTAGCGGTGCTCGCTGGGTCGTATTATAAGGGGAAATAAATGGCTTCAAGTATAAATGCCTCAACAAGTGGTGCTGGTGGTGTCATAACCACAGCAGACAACACAGGTATTCTTAATTTACAAACAGCATCTACAACTGCTGTCACTATAGACGCATCACAAAATGTAGGGATTGGTACTACAAGTCCTGCATATAAATTAGATGTAAATGGTGCTATAAATTCTGGTGGTATTTCATACTCTAATGGTAGTTATACTCTTGGAAATTATACTGTAAATAGAGCTTTTGCTACAGCTATAACATCAGCTGGGTCATTAGCAATTCAATTTGATGGAACTACACAAGGATTTATTTCATCCCCAGCATCATCATCATTGGCTTTTTATACTAGTTCTTCTGGCGCAGAACGTATGCGTATAGACTCTAGTGGTAATGTATTGGTAGGGACTACAAGTCAAGTAGGCTCAGGTTTAATTTGTGCTGTAGGTGATGCTTCAGTTGTTAATCCAATAACAATAAAAAATACTGGTAGTGCAGCAGCTTCTAATAGATATTTTGCATATTTTATTAATTCTTCAAATGCAATGGCTGGAGGTATTTCTCATACAGCATCAACTACTACTGCATATACTACTTCATCAGATTACAGATTAAAAGAAAACATTGTTCCTATGACAGGTGCATTAGATACAGTAGCACAACTTAAACCTGTCACTTATACATGGAAAGCAGATGGTTCAGATGGTCAAGGATTTATAGCACATGAATTACAAGCGGTTGTACCAGATGCAGTTGTTGGTGAAAAAGATGCTGTAGACGCTGAAGGAAAACCTCAATATCAAGGTATAGACACATCATTCCTAGTAGCTACTCTAACAGCAGCAATCCAAGAACAACAAACCATCATCAACGACCTAAAAGCAAGAGTAACAGCATTGGAGGCTAAATAAAATGTCCCAGATTAATATCGCAGGCGATACTAGTGGAAGTATAGCTGTTGTCGCACCACTAGTAGCAGGAAGTAATACTATTACACTTCCAGCCTCTACAGGAACAGTTCTTACAAGTGTAAGTCCAGCATCTGACTTACCTAGCTCTATAAAAGGACCAGCGTTTAGTGCTTATAAAAGTGCAAATCAAACTGGAATTTCTAATTCTACTTGGACTAAAGTAACATTTGATACTGAAGAATTTGATACAAATAATAATTTTGCATCATCAACTTTTACTCCAACCGTAGCTGGGTATTATCAAATTAATACATCAGTTATGTCAAATGCAACAACTGTTAATCCTACTTTTGTAGCAGTAAATATATATAAAAATGGAGCATCTATTAAAAATGTTGGTGTTACAGGGAATTCAGTTTATGTTTCAGGAATGAATAGTATTGTTGTGTATTTAAATGGGTCAACAGATTATATAGAAGTATATACTTATATTATTGGTGCAACTGGAGGTCTTTTTGCAGGTGGTCAAAATGCAACTTGGATAAATGGTGCAATGATTAGGAGTGCATAATGTTATACGAAAAAATTAAACAATTATATCCACAATTATCAGATACAGATTTTATGCCTATAGTAGGAACAATTTCGTTACAAAACGACTCTGATGGTCGTGGCGATTACATAGCTAAATGGGAACATCCTACCTTACCTAAACCAACAGACGAACAATTAGGAGCAGCATAATAGTGGAAGCTAGAATATATCTAGTAACTAATACACTAAATGGTAAACAATATGTTGGTCAGACTATAACCAAACATTCTAAACTTGGTCATGGTCATGCTGTAAGAAATGCTTATAAGAAGTATGGTCGTAAACACTTTACATATGAAACAATTGTAAGTGGTATTACTTGTGAAATGTTTTTAGACTATGCAGAAAAGTTTTGGATAGATAAGTTAAATACAGTAGTGCCTAATGGGTATAATTTAGAAACTGGTGGTAGATGGGGTAAAATTGTTCATCATAAACCTAATCTAGGCAAGAAAGCATCTGCTGAAACTAGAGCTAAAATGAGTGCTTCACAAAAAGAATATTGGGCTTCTTTACCAGTGCATCCATGTAAAGGTAAAAAGCATACAGAAGAATGGAAAAGACAAGCTAGTATTAGAATGTCTCAACAAGTTCAATCAGAGGAAACAAAAATGAAAAGAAGTAAATCAATAACTGAATGGCATAAAAAACGTAAGGAGCAACTATGTCGCTAATTCTAGATGGTAGTCTAGGAACTACCTTTAATGATGGAAGTAATCAGTCTGCTGCTGCGAGTCCATACACGCTTAAGAACAGAATAATTAACGGAGACTGTAGGATTGACCAACGTAATGCTGGTGCTAGTGTTACTCCTGCAAATGCTGCTTATACATTAGATAGATGGAAATCTTCTGCTTCTCAAGCATCTAAATATACTATTCAACAAAATGCAGGCTCAGTTACACCACCTACTGGTTTTACTAACTATTTAGGAGTTACATCTAGTTCTGCTTATACTGTAGGAGCAAGTGATAGTTTTAATATTTATCAAAATATTGAAGGTCTTAATGTTTCTGATTTAGCTTGGGGAACTGCTAATGCTAAAACTGTAACTCTTTCTTTTTGGGTTCGTTCATCATTAACAGGTTCTTTTGGAGGTGCAATATATAATAATGATGGAACTCGCTCTTATCCATTTACTTATACAATAAGCTCTGCAAATACTTGGACACAAATTTCAATTACTATTACTGGTGATACAACTGGAACATGGCTAACAACAAATGGAACAGGGATGAGTGTAGAATTTAGTTTAGGAGCTGGTTCAACATATAGTGGAACTGCAAGCACATGGGCTGGAGCTTTATACTTACAACCAACTGGTGCAACATCAGTAGTAGGCACTAACGGAGCTACATGGTATATCACAGGTGTCCAACTAGAAGTAGGCTCAACAGCAACACCGTTTGAACGTAGACTTTATAATCAGGAATTGGCTGCTTGTCAGAGGTATTATCAACTTTTAGACCATTTAAGTTTATCAGCAGCTAGAGGAACAACATCTATTGAAACAAGTTTTATGTTCCCAGTTTGGATGCGTGCTACACCAACTATAGATT